GGGAGATCTACGTGTTCCACCTGCTAATCTGGTTAAAACATAATCACTCTTGATTTGTAGCAGTTTATTGTACTTATCTGAAATGATTTTCTTGTCTAATCCAGAAAATGCTGGTAACATTTTCTTAAAACTAGATATGCATTTTTCCAATCTATTGTCAAATTCAGAAGCTTGTATCTTCTCCATTTTATATAGATTTCCATTCTGCTGTAAATCCCACATCCTACTAAGCGCTATAAATTCATCCTCCAAACTGTGTACTCTATAATCATCGTAAAGTAACGGTTTGAGGGAGCTCGCTTTGTAGCACCGATATCCGCCTTCAATAAAGAAAGCGGCGGTGTCAAGTATGGCATCTGTTACATCAAAAGCATTCATTTGCACATCTAATGTAGCGGATTCCACTAGCTTTAGCCCTCCTATAGAGAACTCTAAAGATGTTGCTTCACAAAAACCCAATGATACAAGAAGTGTCAACAAATTTGAAAATTTCTTGAAAAGTTTATTTTTCTTGAACATCTGCCAATTTTGTCTGCACTCTGTCAATACCGTAATAAATTCCGGTTCATCGGGTCCTTGTGCTGTTATGAATACTGCTTCTATGTATTCAGACACGGTCATCATTAAAGATTTCTTCCTACCAATTAATGACTTCGCATATAGCATAATGGATGCTATTGCAGTCTTAGTAGTTAAGTTATCATCTGTCAATATGGTGACCAATTGCAAAACACCCTCGACATAACCTACGATTTCATCATATTTGAAAACATCATGATTTCGTATCGCTGTCCAAAAATCGGGTGCTTTATCGAGCACGTCTTTAAAGCTCTGAGTTATAGATACCATTTCAGGCATGGATGTAATAGAACTTACGAATGAATCTTTCTCATCATCGTTTTCGTCCTCATCCACTGATGGCATTTGAGCTCTAAGCCTAATTGCATGCCTATTACGTCTCTTCCTAGATACACGTTTGGATATATTTGCAACCCGTGTTGTGTACCAATCCTCCCTCACGTTGAGTTCAATATCGCTATGAAACTCGTCATCGTTCAAATTATTTAACGTATTTTCTTCATCTTGACAGTTTTGGTTCTCTGTAACTTGTTGGTATACCGGTCACCCTAGAATTCTAGGGCCAGAGCTCAGCCTATTAAACTGTTCCGACCGGGCCAGTAAATAAATACTGACTAGGAAAAGCGGTAGGGGCGTTCAACCTTTAGTTCCCCAGCACTTTGTTCTCTCTACACAAATGCAAATAACCCTTTCCTAAGGGGCTATCAGATCATATGTGATAACATGTATAAATAAACATGAGTCTTAATTTATTTCTAAATTCGCTGCTCCATGTCGTCCTCACACTCCACCTACGTGGAACCAAAATAAGTCTTGCGACTAACCTGTCTTTGGTAAGTTCGTCATATTTATCTATACAAGTGATAAATCATAAAGAGAGCTATTCCAATATGTTTATTCAGCTCAATTGGATAGTCTTATCTTTTGCTATATAACACAATGCGTT